CCTTAGCGCAGCGGAAAAGTTTGAATTTTTGGGTTACGACGTAGGAGGACTGGGAAGGAGCGGGCTTTATACAACATAGACGCAGATAAAAAAGGTCTGAGATAAAAACCATAGTTGTTGATACCATAAACGGCATCGTGGTATTCGACGAGATGAAGCGAGCAAAAGAAAAAGGTTAGGGTGAAAGTACATGAAGGCGTGAAAGTTATGATATTTTTCAAGAAAGTTGCACGCAAACGTGCAATTAATGGGACAATAGGTCTTTGAATATAAGTACCATATACGCGGCATACCGCTCACAAAGGCGCTGTGCTGTGTATATGGAGTAAAAGCGAGGTGATAAAGCTGACATACATAGAGTATTTAAATGACTTTAACCAATGGCTCGAAACGAACGCTTTGCCAGTGTCCTCACAATTAATGTACTACAAATTATTGCATGTCTTTAATAGAGCGGGCTGGCCGAAGGACGTGGGAGTAGATAACCTGCGGATTCAGATGATGATCGAAGCGAAGACGGAGAAGACGGCCATTCAAGCCCGGGACCGGCTGGTGAAGGCGGGTTTCGTCACCTACCGAAAGGGGAAGAAGGGTACGCCAAACCGCTACTCACTGAAAAAATATACCCTCAAAAATTACAGTGTTTCTGACAGTATAAACGACAGTATAAATGACAGTGTTTCCGACAGTACAAACTACAGTCATATAAAGACTAAGACTAAGACTAAGACTAATAATTCTCCCCCCATACCCCCCACGGGAGCAGAATTGGGTTTTGGGAAAGAATTAGCAACGGCTTTTGACGACTGGTTGCAGTACAAGCGAGAACGGAAAGATAAGCCGTATACGCCAACAGGCCTCAAGAGCGTCATTACGCAAATACGCAACAACACAGCAAAATACGGGGAAAACGCGGTTGCAGAGCTTATCCAGGAGTGTATGGCAGCGAACTACCAAGGGATTATTTGGGAGCGTTTGGAAAAAAGGGGCAATATGAGCGGCAAGGGGTATGTAACAGCGCAGCAGGCGCAGGCCAAAAACGCTGGGGCACATGGTCCGACACGTGAAGACCTGGACCGGATGAAGAGGCTAATGGCGACGATGAAGGGCGAGAAGGAGGCGGAGCAATGAGAGAGTCGATACGCTTTACGATACCTCTGGCGCCGCGGACGAAGAAGAACAGCCAGCGCATAGTCCGGTACGGGAATCGACGAGGCATACGACCGAGTAAGGCGTTTGAGGAGTATCAGGACAAGGCGGGGTGGTATATCCCGTACAAGGGCGCGATGCTGGAAGAGCGGTGCTGCGTTCGGGCACGGTACTACATGGATACAAACAGAGCGGTAGACTTGGGCAACCTGCTTGCGGCGACGTGCGATATCTTGGTGCATTACGGCGTGCTTATGGACGATAACGCAAGGATAGTAGTGCATCATGACGGGAGCAGAGTGTTTGTCGACAGGAAACAGCCGCGTGCGGAGATTGAGATTATTCCGTTGGAGGATGAAATATAAAGCGAAAGGAAATGGAGCATAACAGAGATGAATAAACCAAAGTGCGTTATGTGCGGCAAGGAGATTGTGAATGCGAAAAGTAATTATCGTAAATACTGTGACGAATGTCGATACCAACGCAATATAGAGCGTGTGCGGGAATGTAATCAAAGGCGTTCAGAACGACGTGCAGCGAGTCGCAATCCATATAGACATTACATTGAGCCGGAGCGTCCGCGACCGAAGGTGTCGATTGCAGATGCAAACGCCGAAGCACGCAAGCACGGCATGAACTACGGGCAGTATTGGGCGAGTAAGAGAGGGTAAAAAATTGAGCGTAAGTAATCACACAAGAGCCCGGTACAAGGTGGGGGACAAGCTGTACTTTGAGACGTTCGACGGAGGGGAAAGCATAGGCGTGCAGGAGCATGAGATAGTTGAGGTTGAAGTCAACTACTACACCGAACGCGGGACATGCATACCAGAATGGCATATTGGGAAGCTGGCGTTTGACGCACGCGAAGCTGCGGAAGAGTACAGGAAAAAACAAACATAAAGGAAAAAATTAGATTTATAGTCTTTTTTATATCCAATAAAAGAGCGATAATATATATGAGGGATAATTGCTAGGTCATGCTTTTCTCTTTTCTTTATGTGTAGCAAAAAGCGGCGCATGTTGTGTGTATAGCTGTTTGCCAAACAGAAATAGAGGGGTGGCAGGTTGACTGTGCTATAAAATAGAAGAGTTATTCCACACCTCTCAACGATGTGCAAAAGGGAAGATAAATAAAGACAATAAGTATGAGAGGTGGTGGTTATGGCTGCAAGGCTCACGGACAGACAGAAGAAGAAAATCATTGCAGATTATATTCAGCTTGGCAGCTATAGTGGCGCCGGCAAGTTAAATGGGGTAGCGCGTCAAACGGTTAAGCGTATTGTTATGGAAAATGCGGACGTGAGCAAGAAAATACAAAAGAAGAAAGAGGAAAATACAGCAGATATCATTGATTATATGGATAAGCAGCGGAAAGATGTTTGCGAAGTACTTGGGATTTGTTTGGACGAGCTAAAGAAAGAAGGACGGTATGAAAAAATATCACGGCAACAGATAGCCAAAACAATGGCGATTTTAATAGATAAGTATACGGGAATAGGAGGAGCGGTACAGGACGAAGCGCAAGAGGACCCGCTGAGCCGGAGCCTAAGAGAGTTTACAGGAGAGCTTGAAAGCGATGATTAGTGAAAAGCAGGAGAGGATACTAAAGTTTATTAATTCAAAGTATGATGCAATCATTTGTGACGGAGCGGTTCGTTCAGGAAAAACATCGCTCATGTCGTTTGCATTTGTATATTGGGCAATGGAAAATTTCAGTGGTCAGCGATTTGGTATATGTGGCAAGACTGCTGATTCAGCAACAAAAAACATTATCGTTCCATTTATATCCATGAGCTATACGAAAAAGCATTACGCAATGCGTTGGCGGAGGACAGACAAGCTGCTTGAAGTGCGCAAAGGGCGCACAGTCAATTATTTTGAGGTTTTCGGGGGAAAAGACGAGAGCAGTTTTGCACTTATACAGGGCAGAACGCTTGCCGGAGTGTTTCTTGATGAGGTGGTGCTTATGCCGGAGAGTTTTGTTAATCAGGCTTTGGCCAGATGCTCAGTCGAAGGAGCAAAGATGTGGTTTAGCTGCAATCCGGGCAACCCGTCGCACTGGTTTAATCAGGAATGGATTAAAAAACGACAGGACCACAACGCGTTGTACCTGCATTTTGCAATGACAGACAACCCGGGACTGAGCAAAAAGACGCTTGAAATGTATCAGAGCATGTACTCAGGTGTGTTTTATGAGCGTTATGTACTTGGACGATGGGTAGCGGCAGAGGGGCTTGTGTACCCGATGTTTGATGAAAAACTCCATGTCATTGCAACGCCTCTGGAGACAGAGGGTAACTACTATGTTTCCACTGACTATGGTATACAGAACGCAAACGTATTTCAGCTTTGGCGGCGGGAAAAGGGCACAGAGCGATGGATTTGTATTGCCGAAGATTATTACTCGGGCAGAGATGAAAAGCATCAGCTGACAGATGGACAGTTGGTAGACAGGCTGGACGCCATGTTAGGTGACATACATCCACATCGTGTAATTATAGACCCGTCCGCCGCGTCTATGAAAGCGGAACTGCGAAAGCGTGGATACCATACACAGGACGCGAGAAACGATGTGTTAAACGCTATATCGGATGTATGTTCGCTGCTGAAAACGAAGCGGCTCGCATTTATGGAGCGCTGCGAAAGCACAATCAGAGAGTTTGGAGAATATCTGTGGGACAGCAAAGCGGCAGACAATGGAGTTGATTCGCCTTTAAAGGTAAATGACCACGCGATGGACGCAACACGCTATTTTGCCTACACGCTGCGTCTTGCGCAAAAAGCAGGGCGAAAAGAGTACGTACCTGTTTGGCGGTAAATTAAACTGTATCTAGACAACCTTAAATGAAGCAGCGGGGATTTTTTGATTTAGAGGGGTGAAAGACATAAAGACATATCAGGACCTTACAGCCTGTGGGGAGAATGAGACAAATAGGATATCGTTTATCCGAACCGCAATAGAAGACCACAAGGGCAGCGAGCTGTACAGAAAAGCGGTAGAAGCATGGCAATATTACAATGGAGAAAATCCAACGATAAACCGATACGAGAAGATAATATACGACATGCAGGGTCGAGGGCATGTGGACATGTTTACAGCAAACCACAAAATAGCGAGTCCGTTTTTCAGCATAGCCGTAAAACAGGAGTATAACTACCTGCTTGGCAACGGTGTTTCGTTTAAGAAGGAGAGCACAAAACAGAAGCTGGGCCGTGGCGTTAAAACATTTGACGCACAGGCGTCCGTGGCTGGAGAATACGCGCTTATCGGCGGCGTGTCGTTTGGGTTCTGGAATATGGATCACATAGATGTATTTGCGGTGACGGAGTTTGTGCCGCTGTACGACGAGGAAAACGGCGCTTTGATGTCCGGAATACGATTCTGGCAGGTGGACGATAACAAACCCATGCGCTGTACTCTATACGAGCCGGATGGCTTTACAGAGTATTTCCAGCCGCGAGACAAGGAAATGCAGATAATGCAGCCAAAGCGTCCGTACCGTGTTCGCACGATAACGACAGAGGTGGACGGAACAAAAATATACGACGGAGAAAATTATCCGTCGTTCCCGATCGTGCCGCTGAAAAACAACAAAAACTGTCGCTCTGAGCTGTATGGTAAGCGCAATACTATTGATGCGCTGGACCTTGTAACCTCAAACATGGTAAACAACGTAGACGAGGGGAATTTAATCTACTGGGTACTGACAAACTGTGGCGGTATGAATGATATAGATGATACAAAATTTATTGAACAGCTTAAAATGACGCATGTGGTCCATGCAGACGGCGACGCCGGCGCGAAAGCCGAAGCGCACGCAATCGAGGCTCCGTTTGAGGGGAGTAATACCACGGCGGACATGCTTAAACGCAGACTTTACGAGGACTTCCAATGTTTTGACAGGGAGGCTGTTTCCGCTGGAAATCAAACAGCCACGGCAATAAAGGCGACTTACGTGCCGTTGGATTTGAAAACAGACGATTTTGAGCGGCAGGTGACGCGGTTTATAAGCGGCATATTGGAGCTTGCTGGGATTGAGGACGAGCCTACATATACGCGCAATCAAATAGTCAACAAAGCAGAGGAGATTCAGTCTGTTTTGATGTGTGCAGAGTATGTGACGCCAGAATATATTACTAAAAAGCTGCTCACCCTTCTAGGTGACGCGGACATGGCGGAGGAGATTTTAAAACAACAGGCAGCGGAGGATTTGGACAGGTTTGCTGAAGAAAGGGAAAATCAAAAAGAGGACGAAGTAGATGTCCAAGCCTGACGAAGGGCACCGTCTCACCGATAAAGAGCTTGAGGCGTTGGAATGCCGCATTGCCGCGGAGTACCGCAAGGCGGCGAAAGAGCTTCAGGAAAAAATCGACGCATATTTTG